TCTACCACCTCTTTTCAATTTATAATACCTTTAGAATACCATATATTTTGTAAAAATGAAATATTTATTTTAAAAACATAGTAAAATTTATATTTTCTTTTATTTAAAATACTTTTTATCATATAAAATTATAGTTTGTTAGCTACCTGTTAGCTATGTCAAAAAGAGAGAGCATTTTTCATAAATTTTATAAAAATAAAAGCCCAGCTAATAACTGGACTTTTTTTATTTTAGAAGCAGGGTAAAATCTTACCATATTAATCTTTTTTACATCTCAACATATGATTATTTATTTCTTTTAAACTTGCTTTAATTTCTTGTAAATCTGATTTAAAAGCATTTTCTATTTTTTCTATCTTTTCTTCTATGATTTTATCTTTTTCATTACTCCAATTTTCAAATGCTTTTCTATGTTCATCATATACAATTTTATCTAGCTTTTTATCAATCATTTCTTCTAGTCTGGCATTATTCTTTTCAAATTTTTTATCTAAACTTGAAATTATGCCCCAAATAAACCCAACAATGCCTAATATACTCCCAGCAAATGCTAAATGCTCTTGTGTTAAAGATATCATAAATAATATTATTCCCCTTTCCTAAAATGACTAGCCCCAAACATTCTAACCATTCTATACATTAAATTTCTTTTTATAGATCCCACTCCACATTCTGCCATAATTTCTAAGAATATTTTATCAGCTTCTTCCCTTGTAACATCAATTTTACATTGATTTGAATATAACCAGTCGTGGACTACTGCTGCTCTTCCGTGTTTACCATAGCTATTTATTATATTTCTAAATATTCTAGGTACTGATGCATAATCTGTTCTAAAACCTTTTGGAACAACTACAAGTTCTTTTGAGGTTTGATAACGATATTCCTCATTAACTAACCAATATTTATCATCTATTGGAGTTGTCTTTAATTCAGTTATTTGCATACTTTTACCTCCTGTTATTTGTTATAAAAATTAATTCTTTGCCTTAACACACTTAAATAGCCTCTCATAAATTTTAGCTGCTCTTTTAAATAAACTTGTTCTAAACCTCTTAATTCTCTAAACTTTTCACCATTTACAAAATTTTCTAACTTTGTTACTTTATCTTGTAGTTCATCTTTCTCTACAATCATTCTTTCTACAAACGCTTCCACTTTTAACCTCCTTTAAAATTTAATACATTTATTTTCCCATTTCTTGTAAGCATCTAAATATATCTCGTCTTTATTTGCATTATACGTAATTTCATAATACATCCCATCTTGTACACTTGTTGTAATAAGAACTTTCAAATTTCCTAAAACGTAAGAACTTATAACAATATGTACATCATCTTCTTTTAACCTATATTCTTGACTTTTACATACTCTTTCATTAAAATAATTCACAGTCTCTTTTTTAAATCTCTTAATTAATTCATCAACTTTTCTCATTTTAATACCTCCTAAAATTTTTATAATAACTGTCTGGCCAGACTGTTTTATTAATTAGTTTTCAATTTGGAAATGTGGACCATCTTTAAATGTTTTCCAATCACCACCCCAAGTTATAATGTAACCTAATTTTCTAGCAACTCTTTTTATGCAGTCAGCAACTTCTTTATAATATTTAAAATCCCATGTTACTTTTCCATCAATCCATACAGCTATATCAACTGCTTTTCCTTTCAAATGATAGCTTTTTAAAGTCTTAGATTTTCCTTGAGCAACTAACTCTATTTGTCTTTTCATTGTTCTAATTCCTTCTGTGATTGAAAAATCGTAAGGACTTTCTTTTATAGCTACATTCATTAAGTTTTGTAGTCTTATATCTACTGTTTCAAGTTTTGATTTGCTTCTTTCAGAAAACTTATACATTTTCATCATCTCCTTAAAAAAAATGACCTTCTGATAGCCTTTTTAACACATTTTAAAAGAGGTAGCTATACTAAACTACCTCTAATTTTTTTATTAACTTGTAGCTAATTTTACATGTATTTCTTTTCTTTTAGCTTCAAATTCACTTTTTGTCAATTCCTTTGGATTAACTTTTGTTTTAAAGTAATGTTCTGTATCATAAACAGATTGTGTGAAAGTTTTTCCAAAACTAGCCAACACTAAGGATTTTTCTAAATCTAATTCTATTCCAAAATTATCCTCAAAATACCAAGTTATTGGTTTTTCTTTTCCCTTAATAATTTTTTCTGCTAACATAAACGTTATATTTGAAGCAAGTAATGTTATATCTTTAAATCTACATCTTTGCCTATGTTCTTTCCCATCAAGTTTATAGTCAAATCCATATTCCAATATTTCGGCTTTTATATTGTCTATCAAATCAATGTAATCTTGGTACTCTTTTTCATTATCCAATAGCCAAAGCCCTTTCTCTTTATCCCAATACATATACTTTTGATTTCCAGATGGTTTAGGTACTACTATTAATTTCTTATCTTTTATTATTTCTCCATCTTCAAGCTGCACAGGTATATTTGCTCTTACCTTTTCTTCTTTTATCATTTCTCTCAACACATCATCTTTAAATATTGGGTATTGATATGTAACATCTGTAATTATCATATCTTGAGTATAACCATTGAAGTATGATAGAGGTGATTTTAATACATCTTCTAAACTTTCTGCATAAACAGAAAAGATTAATTTTTCTTTTTTATAAAAGTTTATTGTTTTCATTTTGTTCTCCTTTCAAAAAATTAGTATTTTAGGATATCTGTTCCCTCACAGATAGATTTTTAAAATGTGAATAGATTGGAAAATTTATACAAAGATTTTTCTAAAAGTGGAAACTGGTATTATAAACAAATATCTAGCAATTTTTATATGATGTTTGGTTGGTTTCAAGATGTTCCAACTGGTGAAACATACTATAATCTTCCAATTTCTACATCTTCAGAGTATATAAATTCTATAGTTATTTCTGCTCAGACTGGGACTGGTGGTGAAAAGCCTATCACTTCTTATATTAAGAATAGAAAAATATATTTGAATAATCAAAATAGAACAAGAGAGAACTATAGCATTTTCGCTATAATTCAAGTTTAATAATAGCTAGAGTTAAGCATAAACATACTCTGCTAGAAATATCCCAGTAATTCCTGTTATATCGCCATATAGCCAAAATCCTGTATCTTCTATCGATAGAATAGCAGTTTTTGCACTAGTTCCGTGAACGAGCATTGCTCTTAAAATATTCTTAGGTAATTGACAAGAAATGTACATATTATCACTTCTTACAGTTACATAAACGATTTTTTTATCTTTGATTTTTGATGTATTTAATACATTACTTGCATTAAATCCTAATCTAAAAGAAGTTATAGAAGCAATATCTCCATTTGATTTTGTGTTTAGATTTTCCAATCTCTCCAAAAGTGAGTTATTATCAAGAGGAATAAAATTAGCTACATTAGCAGACACATCACTATTTTGATTTAAACACTTGTACATTTTTCTAGTGTTTCTGTCATAATAGATATAGTTAATATCCTTAACTCCTGGATCTTGTATATCTCCACCATATCCAACACAACCCGCTAATCTTGCCAGCATCATTCCTTCAAGTGCCTTGCCTTCTTCTGTTCCAAATTGCACTATCCCTTTTTTATCTTTTGTTGCCCCTTCTTGTACCTTTGATAATCCTTCACTTAATCTTTTAGTTTCTTTATCAATTAATTCTGAGTTTTGATTGAACTGCTCCACATTGTAATACTCGTTCCCCTCAGGTTTTACTAATCTTAAATGTTCTGTATATTTAGCCATTTCTATCTCCTTTCATCATATATACTTTTATGTGTCTTATTCTTTAATTCATCATTTTTAAAGTTACTAAGTTCTATGTGTTTGTGGTACTTTCCTACTACTACACTATCTTCATAAAGTCTTGTATCATAAATTTCTTTATGGCTTTTTACTTTTAAAGAGTTATGCAATAAATAAGCTACTTGATTATGTGTGTTATACCTAAACTCAATACTAAAATTCAAATGTGCAGGTTTGTTAATATGTATAAAGTTTTTAAAGTTATCTAAATTAGATGGTATTCCAACTACTGATGTAAATTTTATTATGAAAGAATAATCATTATAATTTTCAATAATTTCAATTTCTCCATTTGTGAATATCTTGGCTTGTTCTTTTAAAACATGAGGTGTAAAAATGTTCTTTGATAGTAAAGTATAGATAATTCTATCTTTTCTGTCTTGTAAACTCCAACCACTCTTATAATCTAGCTCCATAAATCTTTCATAATTTGCTACTTGCTGTTCATTAAAAAAAGCTATAAATAATAGCCCCTTGTATTTTTGTATATCATTTTTAGCATATTCACAGATTAAATCTAGTGTTCTTATTAAATCTTCTTGTAATGTGTTTCTAGCTACTTTAGAGACTTTTTTTATTAATCTATCACTCATTTATAACCACTGTCCCAACTATCAATATTTCATCTTCTGCTATTTCTAAGTTAGAATTAGAATTGTTTACTTTCACAAAGTTATCATTTATTCCCTCTATTTCTAAAATAGCTTTCTCTAAACGATTGATTGATAATATAGATTTATTAGTTTTTTCAAAGGTAGCGCTTCCAGTTTTTATAACTGCTTTTAAAAGAGATTCTATTTTTTCTTTTACATCAGATATGGAAAAGCCTGTTTTTAATATAACTTGTATACTCACATTTATATTTTTAGCAGTAAAGCTATCCACTGTAACATCAGCTCCAACAGGTCTACCATCATCTCTCTGTATTCTTTCTCTTACTTTTTGAATTAGACTTGAGTCTGCTATATCGTTATTATAGTTAGCAACTAATACCTTTACAGTACCATTTCCATTCCAAAGAGGTTTTACTAATACCTTTCCAACTCCATCAACTTGTTTAGCCCACTGCTCATAATCATAAATATTTCCGCTATGAGCAGGTCTTGTAGCTTTTTCCTTAGCCCTTGCAACCAATACAGAATTAGGTTCTTTATCATACCCATTTATAATCTCTTTTTCATTTATAACACTGTAAATATTACTATTTTGAATTTCAAAAGTTGTGATTTCTCCTATTGCTGAATTACCTATTTTTCCTTCGGAAAGGCATTCTATTTCTATTTCTGCAATTCCAGTTGGACCTAAATATTCTTTTCTTAAAGATTTATATTTTATTCCATCTCTGTTTAAAAATATTGTATTTTCATCTATTAGAGAGTTAGCTTTTCCAACCACTTTTACAGTACCTTTTGCCTTAGTTCCAGACCTTCTTGTAACTCCAAACATTAAAGCATGTTTATCTACATACTCATCTTCTGTTGCAGTATCTATAAATGTTTGTTTTTCCCAAAACTCTAACTCTTTATAAACTTCTTCTGCTGTAATTCCAAAAGTTGCAGCAATATCAAAATTGAAAGTACCCTCCATTTTTGAAAGTGGGTTTTTAAGATTATCTAAGAAATTATTTCTTAATTCTATTCTATCTTTCACTTTACACCTCCATTTCTAGCTTACCATAGATGGTTTTTACGCTAAATGTTATCTGTGGAATATATTCATTTTCATTAGAAATGTCAAAATTATAGCACTCTAAGATGTACGGATTTACCAATAAAGTATCTCTTATTTGATTAATCATTAATGCATCTTTTACAGATTTTTGATAGATAGTACCAATATTAGTTTCTAATTCACTTCCATAATTATCACTGTGTACATCAGTATATCTAAATCTTTCAGTTTTCAGTGCTTTAAATATCCATACTTTTAAGGCTTCGTTTTTCTCTAAAACTTTAATATCATTTTCATCTCTTATATATTCTCCAGTTTTAAAGTCAATAGCATATTCCTTAAAAGTCGGCATTTCTTCAACTTCTGTTTCAGCTTTTTTAAGAAAAATATTGAAATCTTTTTCCACATTACACCCCCTCTATTGCTCCACTTGGCATTTTAACTATTTTTGTCACAACTACATAATGTACACCCATAACAAGAACTAATACCTCATCGCCTTTTCTAAGAGTATCTTCAAACCAAATATCTTTGTGGGATTTGTATGAGCCATTACCTTCATATTTTCCATTTCCTTTTAATTTTGGTATATTATGCCCTGCTGTGTCAGATGTGGTATTGTTATAATCATATTTAGCTACATCTATTTTAATTTCATCTATAACACCATCAATTTTGTAATCTCTGTGATAGTGAGATAATAAGTAATTACTACAATATATCTGCTCACTAGGTATAACTTGCCCATCAAATTCAATTGTTAAGTTTGGTGGTGGAGTAACTACAGAAGCTTTTATGATAGATGTTCCTTTTGTTGCTTGTCCTATCATATCACCTATTAAAAATCCTAATTCACTCATTTTTTATCCCACCCTTCTGGAAATAACTCATCTATTTTGTCTTTTTTCTTAGCTTTTTTACCTTTTTTCTTTTTACTTTTCTTAACTTTTTCTTTATTTTCAAATTGAACTTTATCCATAACATTTTCAAAAGCTAACTCAATATTACAGAAATAAGTTTCTCCTTCAAATATATGAGTATCTGATTTGACTAAGAAACTACCAACTAGCCCAGTGTGTGGTTCTTGTATTCCAATGTTATAGCCTGCTTGTATTAAGATATTTCCTAAACAATATATCTTTGCACTCTTTTCTACACTCTTTAGCATATCCTTAGCATTTGCTATATTATCTACATCTTTTTCATATTGCATGACTTGCTGGAATAATCCGAATTTCTTTTTATCTTCAGCATTTTCTACTTTATTGAGTATTTGTTGTTTTTCATTTTCTACTTTATAGATAACGATTTGATTTATCAGATTCTCTATGCTTTCTTCATATGAAGAAGTAGAAATGTTGTCAGCACTAGTCAAAAGAACATCTGTATAAGTGCCTTGTTCAACTATATCTATTGCTTGTTCATTGCTCACAATAGAATAAATCGTTTTGTTTTTTCTGTGTTGAATAGTGTAAGCATTTAATATAATTTCATATCCACTTCTATCAATAGCTGGATATGTACATGTAACTTCATCCTTTGGAATTTTGCCTATTTTTAAATTAAGTTCTCCACAAATTTCTTTTAATATTTCTGATGGCTTTTTCTTAAAAAAATTCTTAACAAAGTTATTTTTGTTCAGATAAATGGAATTGTCATATGCATAAAAACTTTTTATTTCCGTTTCACCTTTCCTAGAGTGTTGAAAAACTTTACCATAAAATAATTTTTCATCTTCATAAGAAAATACAATTTCATCTCCAATATTAGTTATGATATCTCCTAGATACTCAACTTCTAATTTCCTTGCAGTTCCGTGAATTGCTCCACTCCAAATAACTCTAGTAAATATATTTTTATATTCTTTTCCATTTACATAAATTTTTAGTTTCTCCATATATTTACCTCTCTAATAATCCTCTTGCTACATCAGATAAGGTCTTATTTTTCTTTATTTCCACAAGAGTTATTTCAACATCTATATCTCCTGTTCTTTCAGTTACCGCAAAATATAAAGTTTGGATATAGCATTTAAAGAAAATGTTAAATTCTGGAATAATTAAAGTTAATTTTTCCTTATCATTCTTTAACTTTTTTAATGTTTCCATAAAGTTAGTAGGAGCAGCAGACAGAACAAAATTAAAAAAAGGAGATTTCATACTTGGTAAAAAAGTAGAAAAACTAATCTTTTCGGCTTTTCTATTTCCAATTAATGTTTTTTCTCCTAAATCAATTATTTTTATAGTTTGTAAATCCTGGTCACTCTCTATCCTTAAGTCTAATGGTGGAACTACAAAGAAAAAAGGAGTGTTTGTGCTATCTTTAACCAGGATAAATGTTGGTCTCATAACATCATCTCCTTATTTGGTTATTTGTACAAAATTTCTTAGTTCTAAAAATATTTTTTGTTTAGCTATTTCTGCTGTTTTTTCAGCATCTGTTTCATTTTTTATTACAACTCCCCCCATATTCACATTTACTTGAGGAGAAAATGTAGTTGATAATGGAGTTACTGGAGCTTTAAGTCCTAATTTATCACTAACTTTTTCTAAGTCTGATTTTTGTCTTTCTGGTGGTTTAATTACATATTTATAACCATTAGAAATACTTTTATTATTCTTATCTTGTGTTATTTTTTCTTCTAAATTTTCATCTTTTTTAGGTTTCCTGTATTCATATCTCTCGTCATAAATGCTAGCTACTTCTTCTGAATTATTAGATATAGGCTTAAAAATCAAATCTTCTTTCGCATGAGGGTTTCCAGCTTCTGCTCTTTTATCAATAGTTTTTCCGTATTCATTCCAATATTCTTTTTTTCTTTTCTCATTTTCAATAAATAACTTTTTTCTTTTTTCTTCTTCTTCAACAGTTTGTGGATTCATTTGCATAATCTTATTATTGACAGCTATTATTTCACTTTCAAGTTTATTTTGATTCGTTGATTTTCCTGTTGTTAGATATGAACCAATATTTCCACCAATTTCTCCTACTTTTCCTACTACTTTAAGCCCCCATATAACAGGTTCTAATACTGTTGCTAAATCAGATACTAAATCTATTGTTGTATTCAGATACCCTATAACTGTGTCAAAAAAAGCTTGGATATTCTCTTTTGAAAATGTATCACTGTCTGTTAATTCAATAATTTTACTTGTTAAATTTTCAATAAGACTTGTTATAGCTGGTGCAACTGCTTCTCCTATATGCAATTTTAAATTATCCCAAGCACTAGCTAAAGCTTTTATTTTATATTCTGGAGTATTTTTTTGTAGATTATTAAATTCTTCAGTAGCTCCTTTGGAATTATATATAGAGTTAGCAAGAGTATCAAAACCTTCTTTAGATGTTCCTAAGAGTGAAGTTATAATTTTCATCTGTTCAGAACCAAAAATAGTAGTTAAAATATAGTTTCTTTGTTCATCAGTCATTCTAGCAAGTATCGGTCTCATTTCTTCTACAATTTTTCTTAAACCTTTAAATTTACCTTGACTATCATATAACTTTAAATTCATAACTTTTAAAGCTTTATCTATGTCAGGTGTAGATTTTGCAAGTCTTGTATAAACTGCAGCTAGGTTTCTTCCTGCTTGTCCTGATTTTATACCATTGTTAGCTAGAGTTCCTAATAATATATTTACTTCTTCCATACTCTCAAAACTTTTTGAAGTAGATGCTACATATTTATATGCTTCGCCTAGTCCAGCTATATCTGTATTAGCATTATTAGCAGTTGCAACCATAACATCCATAAGTCTGTCAGCATCTTCCAAAGCTAAACCAAATGCTGAAATATTATCAGTTAATATGTCAGAGGTACTAGCTAAATCTTGCCCAGATGCGATAGACATTTTTAAAAGTTTAGGTGTTAATTCTAATACCTCATTAGTTTTCATTCCAGCCATAGCTTGATAGTATTGAGCCTCTGCAACTTCTTGTGCTGTAAAAGGCATTGTTTTACCAAGTTCTAGTACTTGAGCTTTTAATTTTTCAGTATCCTCAACTGAAGCTCTCATAATTCCTCTATTTCTTGTAATAGCTGCATCTAATTTAGCATAACCTGTATAAACATCTTTTATAAAATCAAATCCTGCCATAATTCCTTTAAAAGCCCCAAACCCAATTGTTAGTTTATTTAGAGTTCCAAGACTATTTCTTATACAATCAGCAGTTTCTTTTACTGCCCCTTTCACATGTGTTGTATTTTTGGTAAAAGCTCCTAATTCTTTACTAGCTGATTTTATTTTTGAAGTAAACTTATCTTTAAGCTCAAGGGTTGCACTTAATACATGTTCCAAATTTTCACCTCCAATAAAAAAGAGGAGCTTTTATACTCCTCTTAGTGTTTATTATGCTATATCTTTTAAAAATATATTTAAGAAATATTGCTGTCCTTTACCAGTAATCTTTGGTGTCTTACTTATTTCAATTTCTCCACTTGAGTGAAGCACTGGACTTTCTTTTATTTCAAATAATCCTAAGTCCATAGACCTTTGAGTTGGCATATTATAGTCTGTTCCTATTTTCTTTATTAGATATCCATTCTCTCTTAACCAAATGAATAGTCTTTTTTCTCCCATATCAACTCCATTTTGCTTTATTAACTTTGCCATTTCTCTAACTAATATGGTATTTTTCGCTATTGATACTGCTTCAGCAAATAATACTTTTGGTTTATCTTCTTTCATCTTATCTTCAAGTTCTTTATTTTTAGTTTTTTCTTCTTTTAATCTAGTTGCCATTTTTATTATTAAATCTGGATTATCTAATAATTCATCTGTGGCATACATTCCATATTTTCTAATACTTGGTAATATTTCATCACAAACTCTATCTTGAAATTTTCTTGCTACTTCATTATTAGCTTTCATACAAAGTTTATAAAAGATATTTTCTTGAATATATTCAGGTAAATTCTCTTTTCCAACTCCGTCGCCACTTGTGGCGATGCCAAATTCTTTTAAATATTCTTTCAATCTAGCCCATCTAACTACTGTATTTCCACTTTTAGCCTTATCAGTTATACCAAGTCCCCTTGCAATATCCTCAAGATTTAACCAAGCAGTACCTTTTTCATCTATATATCCTCTTACATTTTTTATTGTTATTATCTCATTTTTATTTTTTAAATTATTCATTATTTACCTCCATTTATGATTAATACAATTTCCTTCAATAGTCCAAACAATTCATTTATTGTCTTTTCTTCCATTTTAATCAACTTTTCTTTCAAATGGATTGTAATTTAATTGATATTCTTCTTCAATAGTATTAGCAATCTTTCCATATTCAAAATATTGATGTTGTGTTAATTCTATTACATCATTAACCATATTTTCTAATTTTGCATTTAATTGATTATTATTAGTTGATGTTAAAATCTTCTCAACTTCTGATAATATTTTAAATAGCTTTTCCTTTTCTTCTGCAACTCTGTCTTTTAAAATTCCTTTTCTTGCTCCTAATTCTACAAAATACAATAATAAATTTTTATTTTCTCTTTCCATAAAAAAATACCTCCATTCAAATTTTAAATATTGATAGAAGTACTCCCTTATGATATAATAGATTTCATAAGAGAATAACTTCTTTTGAAAATAGAGTAATAAACTTTCTCAGGGTTTAGGGTTACTCTATTTTATTTTTCTAATAATTCTTCAACACTTACATCCAAAGCTATTGCTATTTTACCAACTGTTTTTGGTCTTAAATTTGCAAAACCATTTCTTATTCTTGAAAATGTATGAGATTGAAGTCCTGCTTTTTTCATTAATTCATAACCTGAAATACATTTTCTGGCTAACAATAATTCTAATTTTTCTTTGTTTATTTTCATAATATCACCTCTCTTCAATATTATTTTTGACTTATCAAAAGTCTTAATTGTCCTAATTATATTTTTAAAAATGTCTTTTGTCAAGTCTTTTTTTTCTTTTTCTTTCTTTTTTTAATTTTTTAATGTATAATAACAAAAAAGGAGTGATATTTATGGATAATACAGAATTAGGTTATAGACTTAGAGAACATAGAAAAATAAAGAAATTAACACAACAAGAAGTAGCTAATTTAACTAATGTTAGCTTAAAAACAGTCCAAAGATATGAAAAAGGTCAAAGTATTCCTGAAAGTTATTTACATATATTTGGAGATAAATTAAAATTAGAAGCTTCGGATAGAAACGAATTAAATTTACTACATATTGGAGCACTAAAAAATAAACATGAAGAAATTCAATACTATATAACTGAAATTTTAAAAGCTATTGGATACGAAATTACTAAAATAGGAGATTATGGTGAATTTAATGTCCCAAATAATTTTATTATTAAAAACAATATAACTGAAGAATATTATTTAAGTTCAAATAGCCCTTATGAGTTTGATTATTCTAGTGCAGTTTTTAGCTTTTTAAAATCTATTGTAGAAGAAGATTTAAAACAAGCAAAACCAATCCCTCTTTCTGAAGTCAATCTTTATTTATCAAACGATTATAAAGATTTGATTTCTCATTATAATGTTAAGAAAATGAGTTATGAAGCCCACAAATTACTTTCTCTTATAAATTCCAATACTCCATCTAACCCAAAGCCATCTCTTGAAGAAATTGAAGAATGGAAAGAAAATGAGTTAAAAAAATTAAAAGAGAAGTTTTTTAAAAATAATAATCCAAAATAAAAGAGAGGATAAAACCCTCTCTTAAATATTTTTTATTTTCAATGTATTTCCTATCATTCTTATTTAGATTTTAATTCTTTTATTGCTTTTTGAATTTCTGCTAGTTTTATATTCATAGCTATGGTTTTATCATCTTTACCAACATAATCAATCATCAGCAGATACCCTTTCTCCATATCATATACTATGTTTTTAATTATTTCTGCATCTATAGCACTATCTGCACTACATTTCACAGTTTTTTTATCTTTTTGAATTTTATAAGAAAGATTTCTGTTATATCCTGTATCTATCATAAAACCAATTTCGGTTTCTATCTCACTTGCAGAACGATTTGTTTTAACTATAATAGCAATGCAATTAGAATTTTCAAAATCTAGTTGTAAACTACCAACATTGTCCTTATAAACTATACTTTTCCCGCCTGTCAATTTTCCTAAATTATCTTTTGTATCAATAATTTTAACACTTCCAAAACTAATAACAGAAACGAAAATAAACAACATTAATAAAATTTTTTTCATAATACTCTCCCTTTATAAAGCGATATTTTTATTAATTGATATTTCCAGCAATTATAGCAAGTCCAACAATACTAAATAAAACTAAAGCAGTAATTCCCATAGATTTAAAATAACCTAATCTTTCAGTCCATCTATAATATTTTCCAGCATATGCTATTATAAGAATAAATATAATTAAACCTAACATTTAGAATTCACCACCTTTTAGTCTTTTTTTCATTATACTTTTATAATACTATTAAGTCAACTCATTTCTTCAACTAAAATTCTATATAAAAAATATAGTTCACTTTTAGATAAAATTTGAAGTTCACGGAGAGGATAGCCCCTCAACACATACTTAGATATTGTGAAGGCTATCCAATCCGTTTTTATTAGTTTTTTATATCTTCATCCATAACTGAAATAAATTTACTTATAGGTCCAGCTTGTGTTATATCTGATTGTTCTAAAATAGTTTTAGCCAATGAATAAATAGTTGAAAAGGATAAAATTTTCTCAACCACTTCTGTTGGATTCATACTACATTTTAGCTCATTTATTAATTTATCATCTCTAAAAACAGGACAAGAATTATAAATAATTTCAACATCTGTATCTTGATTATTATCTAAAACTATATCTAAATAATCTTTACGACTTATAGCTTCACATTCAATCTCTTTGTCTAATTCTTTCACTAAAACCTTAAATTTTTTCTTTTTTTCTCTTTCTTTACCTCTTTTTAATAAATCATCTATACTAACTAACATCTAAACCTCCTATTTTATATCATTTTCATACTTTAAATCTTCTGGAGTAAATCCAAATGGATATTCTTCCTCAACAACTTCTCCTTTTGTAATGTTGATTAAATCTATTGAATTGAACCAAACATTATCAAGAGAAATTCTTTCTTCTTGCTTTCCTGGTGTATCTGGGTCAGCTAGATTAGTAACTATTCTAACTCTAACATCTTTACCTTTTATCAATTTTTGAAGTATCTTTTTTCCTCTTGAGTATACTTTTTCAAGTGTAACACTCCCTTCACCTTTTAAAGCTACAATTTTACTATCCACAGATAGCCCTAATTGTACATCTTTTCTATCAGCTGTTACTTTTGCATTTACTTTTGTAAACTCTGCTATTTTCTCATTATCTATCCACAGAGTACCATGTGCACCAGCAATGGTATGATAACCTCTTATTGTTGTATCTGCCATTTTTACCTCCTATCACATCTTCACAATGATTGAAAGATTTGCCATAGTATCTGCAAATCTGACATCTCCAGTTAAAAATACATCATCTCCAGAAGGATATTTTAAAATCTCCATTTCTGTCATTTCTTCTGGATCTTTTCCATCTAAAACAATCAATCTCTTTTGTGCTTCTAAGTCTATTTCAATTTTATTGTCATAGTCTCCTGATAGTACATTTGGAGCCATTTCTTTAAAATAAACCTTAGTAACATTAGAGCAGAAATTCATTTTGTTATTATAGTCATTTATGTAAATTCCTAACCAATAATTTTTAAATGTATCTCTTATATCATCAGTTATAAAGCACATTCCCTCAACTATTTTGATTTTTCTTGTATCTTTCTTCCAAGTGCTATCAAAAGTAGTTTTTGAGTTTACTCCATAATTAACTCTTACTTTTTCATCATCATTGTATAGAGAAAATTTACCAAGTTTAGGCTCAAAATAATCTACTTCAGTTAAATCACTCATAACAAAGTTATCAGCAGAACGATTAAGAGGCATTCCTGCTATAAGTCCAGCTATTGCTACAGTATATTCTTGAGCTGTAAAATCTCCATAAATAGATTTATAAGTTCCAGTATTCCCAAGCTCCACTATTGCAACATGGTCTGTATTATTAGCAAAGCTAGAAATATATTTAACAGTCTTTCCTATTGCTCCATCATTTCCAAATACTTGTTTAACCCAAGTTACAAGTTTTTGGTCATCCGTTTCTGCTGCTCCTGGATAAGCTAACCAATGCATTTTTCTTTCTTTAAATTCACTCAAAACATCATCTAAATTTTCCCCTGCTTGCAATACTCTAATTAAAATTTTCTTAGCACCATAATGCATTGCTAATTTAATGTATTTAACATTCTTAGCATCCCATTCTTTTTCTTTTAAATCCGCTATTGTTTTTAGAGTATTCCATTTAACAGTTTTCTTAGTATCTTTTAATATTAAGCAAACTATGCCTCTTTCACTTCTTTGAATAGCTGTTGTTGCAAGAGTTTTAAACTCTATATTAATGTTTGGACTAGCTTTTATTTGTCCTACTTCATTTCCCATTAATTGCTACCTCCTTCTTTAAATCTCAATTTTAAGTCTTGCATTAACTCATAATCATAAGGTTTTCCATATAAGTCATATAAACTTAGTGTAAAAACATAATGCCCAACTCTATCTACAATTTTTATATCTGTATTTCTTAAAGTTAGAAATCTATCCAGCACATGCAAAACCTTTTTACCTTCTATTTCAAATGCATTATCTAAGTTTTCTAAATTTTCTAATATTTCAGCATTAGTTAATTTTCCATTAGTTTTTGGAAAATAGATAACATCAATATCTATAGTTTTTAATTCTCTATATTCAGAATTAAATTCTTTTTTATAACTAATTAAATCTATATAAAAACAAGGCTTTTTGACATTATCTATATCCTCACTATATGGATTTACTTTTAACTTTTCTGAAATAATCTTATTTAATGCATTTCTTATATCTGCCCATTTCATTTCCTTTTTAATAACCTCCCATAAAAATTTTTTAAATCTTTATAGAATTTAATTTGTCTCATAGCTACTGCTGTTCTAAGCATAAATCTACCTCTGACAAAAGGAGCTACTAACTTTTTACCAATAGCAGGGACATATCTGCCTACTTTTTGCCTATGACCATACTCAACATGAGGTGGCATAATCACAAATATTGAATATAATTTGAGTAAACTTTTTTCCAGTTAATCTTTTTCCATTCTCTCTGTGCCAACCACCTTTTAAATGTCCATATTTTCCAACGGGCGTTAATTCTTTAACGTCTTTCTTTAAATCTTCTGCTTGTAACATTAAAAATCTTTCAGTTTCTTGTGGAGCTTTTGTCTTTATTTCTTCAAGTATTTTGTCAAATTCCTTAAATCCTTTAAGTTCCATAATCTACCTCATTTTCAGATACTTCTGTTAAAACTATTTCTTTATGTTTTATGATAGAGTAAGCCAAAGATTTAGAAGCTTTAAACATATAGATAGTACCATCTGCTTTTCTTGTGACTTTCAACAAGTCATTTTGCTTTATATCTACATCTAAACCTACAAAGAGTTTAAACTCTTGTGAACTGCTATTGACTGGTCCTGGTATTACACTTCTTAGCCATTTCTGTGAAAGTCTACAAGGAATATCTTTTAATATTTCTCTTAGTTCTTCAAAAGCTCCTCCATATTCATCTGTAATAGTAACAGAACGAATAACTGTAACTCTATCATTATGTAATTTATCTAAAATACTCATACTGTACCAACCTTTCTAAACCTAAATAATTGGCTTTTTAAAGATAAAAACATTTCATCAGTAGTATTGTTAGATGTGTTGTATTCTATAGTTGTATCTCCTTCAGTAACTTTAGAGATATTGCTTTTTATTTCAGATTCTTCAATAGTTTTTAATGCTAAATGCTCTGAAAATGGTTCTATTAATTCACTTGGAAAATCATTTCTATTCATAAAATTCAAAGCTTTTCTAACTAAAATAGTTACTTGAATTTTCAATCTAGTCTCATTGCTAATATCTGTTAATTCTTTCACTTTTTCAATTATTTTATTGTAAAGTTCTTCCATTTCTAACCTCCAAAATATGAAAAAAGCAGGAGTTTTTATTCTCCTGCCTCTGTCACTAGGTTATTATCTCTTAATAATTCTATTTCAGTTTCATCAGATGTTGAATAAACCCCATCTTTGAACTGTATAGAGGTTCCAGCTATAATTAGATTTTTATAACTAGATTTAAAAGTTGTTTCTTTTGCTGCTTCAACAGTAGATGTATCTTCTTGTTTTTTAGCCATTACTACCTCCTATGATATTTTTACATTTTTAACATGCACTTGGAAAGGTAATTTAGTTATTTGATGTGCATATTCTCCATGCAAGAAATAATTATCAGCTAATTCTGTCTTAGCACCAATTTCTTCTTTAATTGGATATAATTGTTTTATTCTAGCTTCATTTAAGTTCATTAATATAAACTCATTTTCTGCTAATGAAGTTGCTGGAAATACAGATACAGTACCAGATGTAGTGACTATTTCTTCTATTTTAGTTCCTGTTATTTTATCAGTTATATCTGTTCTAACAGTATCCTTATTTAATTTATTAATACTTCTTAAAATTGTATAAGGAACACATAAAGAATAGAAACCAGCCTTTAAATCTGCTGCTCCTGGATTACCTTTATCAACTATTGCTTTTACAACATTATCTAATAAATCTAATGAAAAAGGTTGATTATTTGCATCTATGACTATTCCATGTTCTTTAATTAATGCTTTTACTCCACCTGACATTCTTAAATTTCCACTTGTAAATTTAACTCCATTTAAAAATTTATTTTCCATAATTCCTAACAATTCATCTTTTTTCTTTTGAGATTCTAATTCTCTTACAGATAAGCCACCTTGTCCATGTGGATTTAAGTGTTTTGCTGTTTCTGTAACTTTATATTGTTCATAGATAATTCCAGTATTATTTGTAATATGAACTGGTAATCTAACAGTTGAAGCCTTTAATTCTCCTCCTTCTTCCATTTCTATTCCTAAACTTTGCACCAAAGTCCCTATCACTATATTTCCAGTTGTCGCAGTAGTCCCAGCATAACCTCTTGTAATATCTGCCTTATTATCAGTTTTAACATTAGTAATTTTTACTATTTCATCTCCAATAGATAGCAAAGCATCTTTTACTAATATGTCAGCATCTACTACTTGAATTTCAGTATCTGCTGTTGCCAAGGCCTTTTTTAAAGTTGATGATACTTTTCTTTCATAATGGTCCACCCATTCAATAGTAGTAGAGTCAGTTTTGTCTACTCTCCCACCTCTTAAAATATGAGATATAATAGGAGAAACATTAGGATTTACTAATTGTAATTCTTCTAAGATATCATTTGATATAAATTGATTTCCTGAATGTAATTTGTTGTCTATATTTGCCATTATTCCTTACCTCCTACATTTTGTTCTTCAAATTCTTGCTTAGCTCTTGTATACTTAGCTCTATCTTCAATAGAACCAGTTTCAAAAGCCTTTTTCTTTAATTCCTCTAATTGAGCCTTTTTACCAGCTCCCCCATTACTTCCACCATTCATTGCTCCTGGTACTCCACTAGCACCAAGAGATTTTACATATTCTCCCATTGTTTCTGCAAAACTTTTAACAGATGTTTCTATTTCTTCCTCAGTAACCCCAGAAATTCTATCTAAGAATTTTTCAGGTATTTTATATTTAGTAAGAGTTGCTTTTTTAATTTCATCTGTCTTTATTTTTGAAAGTTCAGCATTCTTTGCATCTAAATCTTTTTGAATTTTATCAATTTCTTTTTTGTGCTTTTCTTCTGCAGTAAGATTAGCATTTTTGATTCTTTCTTCATAATCTTCAATAGATTCATTATGCTTTCTTTCAAGTTCTTTCTTTTCTTTTTCAAAGTCTGCTTTCATTCTTGCAAATCTTTTGTTAATCATTTCATCTACTTCTTCTTGAGTAAATGTTTTTGGCTCTCCTGGTTCTGCAAATAGTTGAATATTAAGTTTAATTTTTTTCATTTTATCCTCCTGTTTAAAGTCCTGTTTGACTATATTTTATCCAGGTGTTTAGCGTCCTCCAGTACGACAATATTTATTTTTGTACCTCCTTTCTTTGTAATAAAAAAGCACCTAGTTTTTAGCTAAGTGCTTTTATGTTTTTATAAAATTTATTTTTTAGTTCTTTCCTTAAAAAAATCTTTCCAAAAAGGGTTTTCTTTATCAAAAATTTCTTTCTGTTCAAGTGTTAGATTGTGTGGGTAATCTGCAAATAAATTAAAAATTTTTTTCTTATCAAAACTAAACATGTGTTTACCAAAACTTTCTAAGTCATCTATCCACCATACTTTATCATTTTTATTTTTTTTATAAAAATCACTTAGCATACCCACCTTCTCCTTTATTTTGTTTATCTTTTGAAGTATTTATATAACCTAACAAATTTATAAATTCATCACTGTTTTTACAAGAATCCACATCTATTAAAATACTTGCAGGTTCTAATTTTAGCCCCCTAGAACTATGTGAAGCTTTACAATCAAATCTTTCTTTTAGTTTAGTTTTATTTAATATCTTAAATCCATTTTCCGATTCTGTTTGTAATTCTAAATATTTGAAGCTTTTAATCCCTTTTTTTATAATAGCTGCATGCCCTCCTGTTGCTAAATAATATTCTTTACCCTCTTTAACAAAAGTAAACAATTCTTTAACTGCTTTAAAATCGTTTGTATCTTTTATTATTTTACTTTCAATACCATCTAATTTAGCTATTTCTATAATACTTCTTGTTGAAGCAAAAATATCCATAGACTTTCCACCTCTAAAATCTAAAACATCATATCCATTCCTGTTCCCTATGTATGCGAATGCAGCTGATGAACATGATCCTCCAGTTTTATCTCCTCCACCAACTTTTTTTATTATTTCTTCTGTAGTCAACTCTTTTTGTAACTTTTTAACTTCATTGTATTCTACACTATCATTTTGAGCCCATGTCATTGTAAAAGTGTTAGGTATTGGCTCTTTACTTTCTTTATTTATACTCCTATTTTCGTTGTTTGTCAATGGTTCATTATCATTGTTATCTTTTTCTCCTATTTCTTCTCTACCTTGCTTAACTAAACTTTCATAATCAATAATCGGAATAGTTGTACTTCTACATCGTGGATGCATTGGTGGATAATTTAATCCAACTGCAATTTTTTTAATTTCAAATACTTCTCCATGAAGCTCAGAACAAATTTGACTTGTTCTACTATCTAATGTAGCATTAAACTCATATTTTTCTATTCCAGCTTCTTTATATCCATCTAGCGTAGCTTGATTTAAAGTATAATTAACTTCTGTCCTTAAAAGTCTTTCAACATCGTTCTTTTTAGCTGTTTCAAATCTTTCTGAAACTCTTTTAGTCATGGTTTGTAAGTTGATACCTTGTATCATCCCATTAACTATTTCTTGTTTAACTGTTCGAGCTAGTTTATCTGTATTAGTCCAAAGCCTTTCTGAAAAGTTTGCACCACTCCAAGGTCTATCTAAAACTGTTTTTATTTTTTCTGGGCTAACTATAACATTAACCCCTAAATCTTTTGTTACTTCTATAAATGTATCTCTATAAATAGATGTTAATGTGTTTTTTGTAGCACTTTCAACATCACTTGATACTTTTATAAGCTCCATATTGATTTGAGTTCTAAGACTATCTAAGTGACTCATACGACTTCTAGCAGATAATGTTTCAATTTCTAAAAAAAGTTTTTTCGCTTCCAAAGGTGCATTCTTTAAAAGTTTGTTATATTCTTTCATATAATCTTGTAAATCTTTTTTCCAAACTTTATATTCATCACCTTTTAATAATTTTAAGGCATCGTGATAGTTTAAATTGTTATCTTTCATATAAGCTGTACCTATCCTACTAAGTTCTTTATTTATATTTTGCTTAGCTTTTTCAAGTGCAATCTTATATTCTTTTTCTACATCTTGTATTTTACTAAATGCCTTAGCTTCTCTTTTTACCTGCCTTTCTTCCCAATAATCTCTATTCTTTTGAGCCATTAGCACCAACTCCAATTGGAGTGTTCATATCTTTTTCTGCATTAATATCTTCTTCAGCTTTTATTTTTTCTAACTCTCCTTTTGCATCTTCTATAAAAGGCAAAGTAGACAAAATAGTTTCATGTGATACTATTCCTTGTAATTTTTGAGCAGTATCTGCTGCTTCTACTAAGTTTTTTGGAACATTTCTAGTAAATACTTTTTGAATATCAGTAGCTTTAATTTTTAAATTATGAAAATCTATCATAAGTTGTAATCTTTGGTTAATAGCTTTTTTAAAATACATCTCCTTTTGTGCTGCTAATTGCTCTAAAGCCAATAACTTATATCCAAGTGCAACCCCTGAACTATTTCCGCTAAACTCTTTATCTTGCATGTCAGGTATCATAGAAAACTTATGTATATCCTGATTTAATCTATTTTTGTTATTTTGAGCATAACTATCATTGACTTGCTTAACAAGCCACTTAGCATCTCCTTGATCATTAATAAGCATAGTTTTATTTTTATTCATTCTTTCTAGTTCTTCATCAGTAGTTCCACCCATATTGACTAAAACTAAATATGCATCTGTAAAATCTTTCATATCGTCAATAGCAGTTGACGTAGCTTCATTGTATCCATCTATCAAAGAAATTACATTCTTAAAATCTCCATTAGCTCTTTTATTGTTCAAAAACTCAATAATCGGGACTTGATTAAATCCGTGTAATTTAGATTCTGCTTTTACAGTTGGGACTTCTTTTTTATCAATATCAGATATATATTCGTAAGTAGTAACTGATGTACTATCATAAACTTCCAATGTATAAACCCATTTATCTTCTTTATTTTTAGTTTTATCCCATCTAACTGCTGCAATTATTTCTTTTTTTACAGTGTTATCTCTTAAAATAAAACAATCTCTTGGGTCTACAACTACATTTCCAATAGTATTATCCACATTTTTATACCAAAGTTCATAAGACTTTCCAAATACACTCAAATTTGAAGCATGTTCAAAATTTTCTTGTTGTTCTTCTTCAGTTGCCAAATATTCAGATAATTTTTCAAAATCTTTTTTTAATTTATCATCTTGTAAAGCATAAGCTATTGGCTTTCCTAAAAAATAGGCTGTTGCAATAGTTGTAATATACTCTGGATAATTATTAATTAATTTTGTATCTTTTTTCTTATTACTTCTATCTTTCTTATTTAAAATATTGTGTTTTCCGCTATAATAATCTTCCATTTTTTGTAGTTCTGGTAGCTCATCTTTTATAAAGGCTTCCAGTGCTTCTTTTAATTCCTGTACCTCCATTAATCCTCCTTTCTATCTTATTCCTAGGCTATTTCTATCTATTGTTCTTACAGAGTTATTTTTCATATAATCCTCAAGTGCATACCTCATAGCATCCATCAAATGGTTAAACTCATCAATCGGTTTATTTACAGATTTCCCAAATTTATCTTTATCCCAAGCGTAGTTAGAAATCTCTGTTAAAAAATTTACACACCTAGGATGAATAAAAATTTTAAAGTCTTGAATAAACTGTATTCCAGCATTGATACTATCTTTCCCTTTTTTAGATGCTTTTATCCTGTAAAGTCCTAAACCTTTCAAGTGGTCTATACTTTTTGGCTCCGCACTATCAGCAACTATAATTTCTTTCTTAAAACCTAGCTTTTCTATATTGTTATAAATAGCTGTGTTTTGCATTCCTTTTTGATATATTTCATCAAAAACATAAATTTCTTTTTGTTCCTGGTCCAATATTCCACAAAAAAAAGCAGCTGGGTCATTGGTATATCCAAAATCTAACCCAAATACTGCTTTTGCTTTTTGTCTTTTATTTAAAATTTCTCTCCAATCAAACTCTAATTCTTGCCAATTTTCGTAGACAAGTCCATCCACTATACCCCAGTTACCAAGTCCAGCAACTTGATATCTACGAGGGTTATTCTTTTTCATATCTTCAAATAATTTCTTATCAGCTTCATCAAGCCACTCATTACATAGGTAATTAGTAGTTAAAGCTAATATGTTTTCATCTTCTCTATCAAAGAATCTAGCTTTTAACCAGTGCCTTTCATTCCAAGGATTGAAACTGATAATTATTTGTTTGAATAAAGGTTCTTCCACAATACCTCTAATACTTTCATCAAGCATATTAAAAGCTGTTTCATCTGTTAATTCGTAGGCTTCTTCAACCCAGCACCAGCATAATTGCCCAACAGGTACTGAAATAGATGTAATCTTTAATGGATCATCAAAACCTCTAAATAAAATTTTCTGTCCTGTTGGTTTATATGTCATTTCAAGTGGACTTTCTTTTAATTCCCAGTAGTCTTGAACTTGAAATCTGTTTATTGCCCATCTTAAATCTGAATAGCAACTATCTTTCAAAGTTCTGAAAACTTTTCTTACAACAAGAGTATTTGCATTTTTATATTTCATCATGTTATAAATTATCCATAGAGCTGTTGTTTTACTCTTTTTTGAAGCTCTTGACCCTTTAACTACCTTATACCTACCCTTGAAGTTCCAAAACGATTTATAGCCCTTTCCAACGATTTGAGGTAAACTTATTTTTATAAATTTACTCATCTAAATCATCTTCTCCAACAATCATAACTGGCAATGTACCTTCGATTTTAGTTTTATCAGTCCATAAAGCATGTCTTTTCCCTAAGAGTTCGGCAGCTTTTATTCTTTCCTTAGCCGATACTTGCTTTTTCATTATTCTTGCTGAAGAAACTCCATCTCCTTCTCCCTCAACTACTATAACTTCTTCTTGTATTTCTCCTCTCATCATTGCCGTTAAGTTTTGTAGAACTTCTTCTGCTGTTGCTATTCTTTCAGATTCGGCTTTATCCATTAATTCTTTAACATAAGCTTTTATGTCCGTTTTTGTCAAGTTTTCACTACCAATTTTTCTAGCGTTCTTTTCTTTATATCCAGCTTTTATTGCAGCCTCAGTAGCATTTCCACTAACTACATAATATTCACAAAAAGCCTTTTGTCTTGCATTTAATTTCAATGCTACTTCACCTCCAATTTTATAAATAAAAAAAGAGAACCTTTTGAGTTCTCCTAATTATTGAAATATAACTGTGCCTTTCTCATTTAATAAACAATTTCTATAAAAGTCCCAATAGTAAATTTCTGTTTTAAAAATATTATGAAAAGCTATTATTTTCAAGCTATTATCTAGCACTTCAAAGTCATACTTATAAAAACAATTATTCTTAATTTTTCCAAAGAAAACACATATACGATTATAGAATCTTCCCCAGGTCATTCCAACTTTTATATTTGTTCCTATATTAACTCCACTCTTGGTTTGCCCTAAACTATTGACACTAATCCCAAATGGCAAAATATAAATTTTATCCTCTACTTTAACAGGACAATTTAAACCTTTTTTAAATAACAAAAAATATTCTTCATCTTTAGTTATTTTAGGTTGCATATCTTCACAATTTATAACTCTTCCTGAAAATAATTGTGGATATTCTTTATATAGGACTCTTATAGGTTCAACTGTTCCCCATTCTTCTTTTACAGGATGTTCTTTCACACAAATAAAATAAGCTTCACTATTAGTGAAATATATAAATAATAAATTTTGGCTTCTTTCCACAAATTTATTATTAGTTTCTTTTCCAAGATGAAAATGATAAATTCCATAAAGATTAAAAAAAGTATCTATATTGGAAATTCTTTCAATTCCTTTACTCATATACTTTTCTATTTCTTTACCCTCTTCTATATCCTTTTCTATTTTTGAAATAGATAAACATTCATCAGCAGTTAAATTTTCCTCTAATTTACTAAGCCTTATAACTTTTCTTGGTTTAACTGAAATTTTAGAAAACATTTTATTAATTATAAAAAATATAGCTTTTTGGAAATTACTTTCATTCATAGAATATTTTTCATTAAAATATTTTAAAAAGTCACTTTCAAATACTGCAGACTGGTACATCATATTTTTCTCACCCCCCTCATTTATTTAGTTATGTTCATTATACACCTTTTTTCATAAAATAAAAAAGACTTTTTTACAAGAAGTCAATAACTTGTCTCTTCTGGGGGGAGAGAAACAAAAAATTTAAACATTCATTTAAACTTTTCATATATTAACATTATATAACATATAAAAGTTCATTACAAGGGCAAAAAAGGTGCAAATTAGGTGCATTTTAAAAGAAATTTTTTATTAAACCTTTTAAAAATTCACTATCAAATATAGAAAAACTCATAATTTCAACTAATTTATTCCTATTTCTTTTAATTGTTGAAGTATCTACACTAAATTTTTCTGCAACATCTTCCATTCTTAATTTTTCAAAATAAATTAGTGGTATTATATCTTTGTACTTTTCATCTTCTATTGAGGATAATCCATAATCTATTAAATTAATTCCATATTCAAAAAATTCTATTTCTTTTAATCTCTCCTCTTTTATTATTTCCCTTTTTTCCATTTCACTTAAATTCTTATTATTAACTGCTTTTATTTCCCCAATAGAATATTTTTTCTTAATTTCAATATTATCTAAATTATTTTTTAAATATTCTATTCTCTTTTTATAATATTTATAATTTTTTAATAATTTGATAGTTTTCTCATATGGTGTTAATATCTTTTTACCTTGGTCATCATTTCCTTTTAATATACCTAATTGCTTTTTAACCTCTGTTTGTATTTCCTTTTTTATATCCTCTGTTATCATTAAGTTCTCCTATTTTAATTATTCTAAATTAATTAATGTATTTGAATTATTTCCCTGAACTTTTGGAAGTTTTCCATCCCATTTTTCAATGGTCATCTTTCTTAAAAGTTGAGGTGTTAATGAATTACTTTCAACAGCATTAGCCTTTGCTTGTAATTCTTTTTCTTGTAAAGTATATCCTGCTAATTTTACTTTATTTTCTGCTTCAACTTTAAGTTTTTCTTGTTCTGCTCTAGCCTTTTCTACGGCTTGTTCTGCTACTTTTTTACTTTCTATCGCTTTTTCATATTCATCACTGAAATCATGATTAACAATAGATACATTACTTACAGACAGACCATATTGAGCGAAATCATCTTTTAAATCTTCAAATATTAATCTTGATATCTCTGCTCTTTTACTTACAAACTCTTCAATAGTATATTTTGCTATTGTTGCTTGAATTATTTCCTTAACTCTTGGTCTAATAAATCTTTGCTCATGTTTATTATTAAAAGTTCTATATAAAATCTCTGGGTCTGTGATAGAAGCTTGGACAGTGAACTCTAATTTTATACTTTGCATATCCTTTGTTGAAACTTCCATCGTTGTATCCATTTCTTCTGTTTTTCCAAAAATATATGTCTTTTCTCTTGTTTCCATAAATGTCTTTCCTTGAACAAATGGAATTTTTAAGTGCAAACCCTCAGTTTCAACTCTTGTTATTTTCCCAAATGTTGATATTATAGCAACCTCTCCAGTATCAACTGTATAACAATTAATTAGAGCTAGTACAAGTAACAAACCAGCTACTCCTCCAAATATTCCTATTTTTAAATATTTTTTAAATTGTTCCATTTCATCTCTGTATTCCATATTTATCTCCTCCTATATTTCTTCAACTTCTACTATTACACCTTTAAAAGCATTTTGCTTTTCCATAGTTATAGATTTTACATACTTATCTTCATCATTGTAAATTACTTTACATTTTACCAAAGCATCTTCTATCATCTTAAAAAGATAAGCATGATTAGATACATCTAATCCACTATTAAAATACATTTTTATTGATACTGGATTTTCAAAAGGTTTATTTATTCCTACAATACTCCTTACAAGGGTAGTTATATAATCTTTATCTTTAGAACGAATATTCCAATGAATTCCTGAATATATTTTATTTAGTCCCCAATCTTTACTTGTAATTTTTAATGGTATTTCAAATCTTTGTATCATCTATGCAACTTCTCCTTCTTCCTTTTCAATATTAGGTAAAATACCATTTTCTTTTAATAAACTGTATAAAAATATTCTTCCTTTTTGTGTCCAGTACATATGTGTCTTGCTATCTATTGTTCCATCTGTCTTAGTATATGGATTAACTTTTGTTTGAGTATATCCATAAATTGCATATTTTTGATATAAGAACCATAATCCACTTTGCTTATATTGAACTCCTAAATCATGTAAAATTTTATTAAATTCTTGTGCAGATTTTCCATAATCTTTTGCTATTGCAGTTACACTTAACAGCTCTTTACATTGTAAAATTAAATCATAATATAAAGCTTTTGGTTGCAACTCTAATATTTGTTGCTCTTTTATTTTATTATCTAGCTTTAAAGTTTCATTTTCTTTTTTAGCTTTTCCATATTCAATTAACATTTCTCCAATTTTTTCAGGCTCTTTCATCATTAAATTATAGATGTTATCAGTTAAATACATTCCAGTTTTCCTAATTGTTGGAAGTATTTCAGATGTTACCCATTTTTTGAAAGGCTTAGCTTCTTCTTTATCACTTCTTAAAAGAATTGTATATAATCCACTTTCATTAGTAAAGTTCACAAGTGCCCCATTTATCAACCCTATGTCAAACATAGCCTTGTCCTCTGTGTCTATTCTTTCACTTAATTGTGTTGCATTGGCTATATTTAAAACTCTAGCAATGTCAGGAATACAAAACCAAACATCATTATTTTTATCTATAATTGTTCTTATTTCTCCAAACTTATTATTTTTAAATATTTGTAATTCATTCATCTTTAGTTCCTCCCTTTATTCCAGCATTTGCTATAATATCTTTTAATTTTTGAATATTTTTTTGTTGTTCTTTTATATCAAAATTATTTTTGGATACTTGAAGTTTTAAAGCTTGAGTTTTATTGTTCACTAATTTTAAAGTTTTTCCCATATCTCTGTATCCAATTTTATTTATGTTCACAGTCCCATTAGTAGCATCAAAATATCCAATATATGCCTTTGTTACTGGATAATTATGTCTGGTATAAGCTTTGTAAATCTTAGCAAATTCAAATGTTAAGAATTTTTCAAGCTCGTCAGAAGACATTGAGCATAGATTTTGCCAACCATCTAAAGAATCTATAACTGCATGTATTCCTTTGTCCTCAAATTCAACTGAATTATATGAACCGTATCTGATAAGCGAATTTTTTAGCATTTGCTTTGCTAAAACTACTCTGTCATCTAGTTCAGTTTCAGTTGTGTGTGTTGCATATTGTCTAATTTCGGCAATTTGTGGGAAATTCTTATATACTCTATTTCTGACCATAGAGATAAACGCATTTCCTAATTGCTCAGTTGTTAAATCACTCAGTGCCAAGCAATAAAGGTTTTTTTTGGCTGATGGTAAATCTCCACCATCTAAAAAATAATCTAAAAAGGGCTTAAAAGCTTTATTAAATTCATTGACTGTCATTATAGTCCATACCTCTCTTTCATTTCTTCTAAATAATTTTCACTTACTTCTGTATAACTTAAATCTCTAGTTTGAGTTTGTTTATTATTAAAATTACTAGCCTTAGACTGCTTGTATTTTGCTATCCATTCTGGTTCTAATCCTTGCCATTCCTTTTCCATAGCAATATTTATAGCTTCATCTAAGCTAAACCAATCAGGAAAATCTTTTAATATTTTCTGTATAGGAACTATTGTTTTTATCGGCTTTTTAATAGATTTTCTATACTCTACATACTTAAATAAAAGCTCCTTATAATCTTCATCAGCTTCTAAGTTAGTGATAAAGTCTTGAACTTCATTTTTAGTTTTTTCTTTTTTATATTTTTCTTTATTAGTTTTTTTAATAGGTTTTTTTAAATTAGTTTCCTTAGAGTTCACCTCGTGAACTGGTAGTGGTTCATCTGGTGAACTGGTGTTGTTCATCTCGTGAACTGGTTCATATATTGAACTGGTATTACTATTGAACTGGTTATCCTCTTTTTTTTCTGCATTTTTTAAATAATAAATATTACTTTTCCCAGAATTTCTTATAACAAAAATCAATTCTTTCTTTTCTAGGTTTTTTAAATATTTAACTATTGTGGCTTTCCCATTTATTCCAGTAGCTTTCATTAAAGTTTCAATAGCAGGAAAGCATTTCCCATCATTGTCACAATATCTAGCTAATGTCATGTATAACAATTTCTCATAAGGATTCAAATCATCTCTATCAATTAAAGAATTTTCAACCCAAAACCAACCTTTGTTTCTTATGTCTCTCATTTATTCCTCCTGTATATTTGGAGAGCCTGTCTTAACTCTCTTTTATTAATTCAATTAGTAAAGGCTATCCAGAGCTTGACAGGCTATGAATAGCCCCCACTAATTCAAGTAATAAATTTAGTTGGAATTAGTAGGAATATTTATAATTTTTCTTTTAATCCCAATATTTGACAAGTAGGAATTTTAGTTGAAACTTTCGCACGATTTTTTATTAAATTTTCTTTTTAATATCAATGTGTTTTATAAAAAGATTTTAAATTTTCGCACGATTAAGCTCACAATTTACTAGATACTTACTAGATAGTTACTAGATAGTTACTAGATAGTTACTAGAAACTTTTTTACTTCTCCAGAAAAAATCTTAACAATTTCATTGACATATATAGAAAAAATTAATATTTATCTTGAAAAGTCTAAATAAAATCTTGAAAGTTTTACATCATACACCTTTACCAACTAGCTAGATTGTCCACAGATTAGGTCTTGCCTTTTCTGTGTTAGGTAAAGATGTAAGATGATTAGTTTTTCCAGTCATAAAACTAATAAAATTTATAGTTACATATTGACGGACTTGCAACGGTACGGCTAGTTTTAAAATTCAGATACATCGTTGTATCCTCTAAATTCCGAGTCTAACACTCCAACCACTAGCTTGTTTACACCCTAGAATGCTTAAATCTGTAAGGGGATAAAACATAAGAATGCTCAGCCAAAGCTTACCCCATTCTGGGACTCAGTTTTATCCAGTAGCTACACCTTACACAGATAGCCATAAGTTGAGGTAAAATTCACTTTCGAGGGGGTGAAAGCTATAAAAATCTTATGGCTATGTGTCTAAGGACTAGCCTTAGATGTTCAATATTTCTTTTATTTTTTCTTTAACTTTTATACCTTGCCTATTTCCTCTAATAACATCAGAACAATAAGCTACTGATATTCCTATCTCTTTTGCTAGTGATGTTATTGTTTTTCCTTGTTTTCTTAACTCTTTTTTTACTTTCATTTCAAAATTAATTTTTTTCATTTTGCTTTTTCTCCTTTCTATAAGCTAAAATTTATGCTAAAATAATAATAGTCTTATGGCATAATTTGGAGGTGGTGCTTGTGTTAAAAGCCCTTTTAAATTTGCCAGTTCTTTTTGCATAAATTAGTACCTGAACAAGCCACGAAAAATAAGGATGCTACTCTTTTATGTTCTATCAGCTATTGGCTTTAAATTTGCAGAACTAAAACTGCATAAGTGATAGGATACTCCATAGAAAGAGAAAGGCTGTTTTTTTCTAAGGTTTTTTAAATCTCCCTTATAATTAATTTTTGAGAGAAATTTTAAGAGTTAATTTAAGGAAAAAGATTAAAAAATTTTTGCAAGGTATAAAAAGTTAAAAAATTTAGACATTAAAGATTAAAGAACAGCCCTTTAATCTTTTTTGTTTTTTAATATTTTTATTTTCAATTTTCCTCCTATATATAAGGACTAGCCTTAGAGTTTTAAATCATTTTAAATATAAAAATATAAGAGCCTATTATACTTAAAATAATTATGCTAATTAAAAAATAATAAATTAACATCCTTGCTACAAAAATAAAAAAATCTTCAAATTTTGTAGTAGGATATCTACTATCTAAAAAAACACTTGCAATAAAAATATATATAAATACAGTTATTAAACTAAAAATCCATATTTTATAAAACATCTTCCTCCTTTTATTTAAGATAAACACAAGATTTTATTTAAAGTTTATTAATGGTATTTTTCTACAAGACCATAAAATTGAATAACCATTTTTACTTACATAAATATTATGCTCACTTATATGTCTTGTTTCTTCATTCCAAATTAAAACTTTTCCTTTTGTCTTTTTTCCGTGTTGTTTAACAACCTTTTCTATTTCTTTTTTGTTTCCTGTTTCCTCCAAAATAATAAATTCTCTGTATTTTGGTCTTGTTTTTAAAAATTCTTTAAATTCCATATTCTCTCCTTTATATATAGTTGTAGAAAATTTGACAAACACTATATATTGTGTTATTATATTCTAGTAACTACCCCCATATGTTACTAGAATATAAAAAGGAGGTGTTAATATGGGAAAAGCTCAAAGTGGAAAATCAGGAAAACCTGTAAAAATAGTTACAGTCAGTGGTTATACTAAAAAAGATGGAACAAAAGTAGAACCACACAAACGTTCAACACCGAACTAATCTAATTTTGAAATGGTTAAGTCATTATCCCAGGTGATTTAACCGTTTTTTTATTCTATTTTCTTTTAATTTTATTCAAATCTTTTTTGTGTATATTCAATATTTAATCTATCTATCTTTTCTTTTAATTCTTTTATTTTTTCTTCTTCTTTAAAAATGTTTTCTTTTAAAATTTTTAAATTATCTAAATTATTTTCCATATCTCCTCCTTTTCTCTCCATAGAAGTTTTTTAGGTTCTATGGTATTTAATTTTTTTCTTTTCCACGATTAACATATACTTAACAACTTTTAGGAGGTGCTAAGTATGGATAATCAAAAAAATGATATTATTAATATTCTTGTTGAAATTAATAATCTTATCTCTGTTTTAAATTCGTAATTAAACGAATTAAATTAGTAAAAAATTTTTATACCTAATCTGTTCTCTAATTTAAGTAAAAAATTAGAATGAACAGATTTTTCTTTTTTTAACCTAGTAAACGAATCGTGTAAAGAACTTATAGACATATCCATTTTTTTAGCTATTTCTGTATACGTTAATTTATTTTTTTTCTTAAAATCCATAATATTTTTATAAATTTTGTTTTCTTCCATAAAAATCACTCCTTTTCTATATAATACTTTTTTTTACGTAATATGTCAACTAAATTTTTTTAATAAAAAAAGTACACCATTTCTGATGTACCTTTTAAATAAAAAAGCCACTATTATAGTGACTAATTTTCTGCTATTTAATCAATATTCAATTCTCTTTTTATAGCTTCTTGAAGTAACTGTGAAAAATTTATTTTCTTTTCTTTTCCTAAATCTATAAGCCATTTTGGTAATGTTACCATTTTATTTACTGATTTATTTTTCTTTCTCATTCTTACAAAATCAGTATCAGCAGTTATTAATTGTAATACTTGATTGTCTTCTAAATTTTTATTTAATTCTTTATAAGAGCTTGCAGGCTCAATAGGGTCATTGTCTTCCTCTGATATTAACATATAACCTTCCAATACATCTTTTGCCATTTTTAATGCTTCTTCAATATCTTTTGCACAAGTTAAGCAACCAGGTAAATCAGGAAATGAAATACTGTAACCGTCTTCATCTTTTTCAAATATAGCATAGTAATGATATTTCATATAATCAACTCCATTCTTTTAAGAGAGGGAACTGGCTATTTCAAGCCAGCTTGTTTTAAGATACTATTCACAGTCTTAGGATGCAAATCCTTATTAGGATGTGGAACAGTAACTTTCCCCTTTTTGCTAGGATGTTTGAAATGATGGTGACTACCTTCAACTGATCTAAGTTCCCAACCATCAGCTTCTAACATTTTGATAATTTCTTTTGAGCTCATTATATCCTCCTAACAAGGATATATTAACATATATTAAAACATATGTCAATATTATATAAATACTATAACTTTTTATATTATTTTTTATAAAAATTACCACTATTATAAGTATGAATTTATAATACTTTTAATTGGTTTTTAGTAGTAGTATTTTTGGAAAAAATTTATAATAATGTTATGCTTTGTTTTTCAAATTCAAGAACAAGTTGTTTAGCTCTTTCTTTTAAATTACTTAATAAAACTCCTATAAAGAATATAATATTTTCTTCTCCTACTTGTTCCATCAATTTTTTCTCTTCTCCTAATTTTGTAATAATATCATATGTTCCTGAAAAATTTTTATTAACAAAATTAATAAAATATTCATTTAAATTATCATAATATATACTAACAACTTCATTAAATCTTTTATTATCTCCATATTTTATGGCATCTATAAATAAATTTTTAATTTTCTTTTGATCATTTTCAATCATTTGAGTCATATATTTTAAAGTTTGATTTTCTATATCTACATCTATATTATTAAGCTTTATTCCAATCAATTTAACTGCCATTTGTAACATTATATATAAAAAATTAGTATCTTGTATAAATCTATTTACTTTTTCTTTCTTTTTTTCTGTTCCTTCTGATAAAACATAATCAATAGAAATTCTTATTAATTGTAATGCAGTTTTTAGAATATTTTTATTAACTTCTTCTTTTCCATATGATGCTATAATATTATCTAAATGCTTTGGCATTCCATGACTTCCATCATTCCAACTTTCTTTACCTTGTTGCATATTACTCATTGTAATACCTCCCATTTTTAATCCACATTCAAGGTAAATATCATAATCTTTTTTTCTAGGCTTTATAATTTTAGAAAGATATGTGATAGATGTACTACTTATGATTTCAATTACTGTTTTATTTTCTATTTCTGCGAGCATTTCAAGTCTTTTTATTAATTTATTATTTGGATTTATTAAAACGATAGTTTCTTCTATATAATTATTCATATTTTATTTTTCCTCCATCTCTATTATTTGTTCTTCTTTTTTTGCAACTTTACTATATTTTTTTAGCTTAATAGCAATATCTGTTAAATTATCTGCTATCTTATTTAATCCTATTTTCATTTTTCTATTTTCTGCTTGATTATTTATTTCTAAAAGTAGCTCAAGTTCAGAAAAAAGTTTAGCTATTTCATCATTCAATTTCCACATTAAAGGAATGATTTTAGTAGTTGTTTCAAAATCACTTTTAAATGAATTTACTCTTAATAAATCATCATATTTTTTAGGACTTTCTGATAGTACTAATTTTAAAGTTTCTAATTTTTTATTTTCTTCTTTCAATTTATTATTTTCATCAATTAAAGAAACCATTATAAAATTTATTTTTTCATAATTATTATCTTTCTTTATTTTAACCTTTTTTTCTTTTTTTTCATTTAATAGACTTTGAATAAACTTCTTATCTTCTGAATTTAATCTTTTTAATATATGTAACTTTTCTAATGTATTTTTGTTAAATTTTCCACTAGTATTTTCTAATATTTTTTTAATAGTTTTTATACATAACTTACTTTCTTTTGAAAATTTATAAATACTCATATTTTCTTGTTTTAAATAGTTTTCTACTATACTTTTTATAGTGATATTTTTAGTTAAAAGTTTATTCATTTTTACTACTACTCCTTTTTATTTTTTTTATTCACAAAAAGTATAGCACTTTATTTTTAAATTTTCAAATGAAGTTATTTCAAGCCCTGAATTTTATCTTTCAAAAGCTCAATTTTTTCTTTAGCTTCATCATATTTATTTTTTTCTATAGCTAGTAATTTTACTTTATCCATAATTACATTTAACATTTCTTTTTTTTCTTCTAAACTTAAATCTTTAAATATTAAGTTATAAAAATCTTCATAGGCTTTTAAATTATCTACTTTTTCTTTTAAGATTATTTCTTTGTCTAAATTTTTAAGAACATCTTTCATATTAGAATTTTCAGTTTCTAGTTTGTTTATTTTTTCTCTTAAAATATTACTGCTCTTTCCATGAGCCCATTCTTCTAAAAGATATTCTTTTTTTTCTTCATTTAAAGATAATTTAAAAAATATTTTATTTAAAATTTCTTCTTTTGGATAACTTCTGCCTTTTATAAAATCATTTAAATGACCTGCTGATATTTCACATTCATCAGCAAACTTTTTTTTATTGTCATATTTTTCTAAAATCATTTTTTCTAATTCTTTTCCAAACATTTAACATCACCTTTTTTATTATATTTTATAATAGAAAAAATACTTTTATAAAAATTTTCGTAAAAAAAAGAAAAAATATATTGACATATTACGTAAAAAAAAGTATAATATAAATATAGAAATGAAACAAATATTTTTTTAAAAAATTAATACGTAAAAAAAAGTAAAAATAAATATTTACAACTCTATGAAGCAAAAAACATTTATTCAAAACCAAACATTCAAGTCTTACTGATAGAGTTGTTAGATAGAGATAAGGGAGAGATAAAATGAAAAATTTTACATTGGAATTTACATCAGGACAATGGAACTTATACACAGAAGATAAAACAAAAGAGGGAGCAGAAGTATTAAAACTGTTCCCAGACTTAAAAGATTTAAGCTACTTAGAAGATGAATATACTTCAATAGTAGCAACTTGGGATAGTACAGAAAAAGTAGGTTATATAGATGTAGAAATAACTGCACCTAAAACTGAAAATACTTACACAATGAATGAAAAATATCACGAGTTTGGAACTTTTATAAAAGATTTAAAAAGCTTAGAAAATGAAATAGAAATAGAAAAATTAAACATAACTGCTTGGGAATATGAAAAAGCAGACCCATATGGAAGTCGTGGGCTATCAATAAGAGATTTTATATAGGGAGTGTAAAAGCTCCCTCTAAGGAGGAGAAAATGAAAAAATTATTAGATGAATTAAAAGAGTTAGTTGAAAATAATTGTAAATTTGAAATGCAATACCAAATTGAATATGTGAGTAACAGTAAACAATGGAGTATAGATGTATGCAGTCCATACTCTGATAAATGGGTTTACTGTGAATATGGGTACGATTTAAAAGAGTTATTAGAAAATTGTATAAAGGAAGTAAAAGACTTTATAGATAATTTTAAATGAGAGGAATAAAATGGAAAAATTTAAAGTTTTTGTAGGTGCTTGTGATACCTACAACCCAGAAGATTATAGTTTTATAGGAACTTGGGAAGAATGTATAGAATACATTCAAAAATGGGGATATGAAAAACAAAGTTATATTGAACCAGTAGAGGAGGTAGAAAAATGGTACAAAAAATAGGTTTATGCAAGGGAAGACACGAAATAAAAGAAGTACAAGAATATATATATCCACAAGAGGTAAACCCTCTTGATGTTAGAGGGCTTGAAAAACAATCCTTCAATGTAATAACAAAAATTGAAGCTGATGAACTTCATATATATGTTACTGGATTAACAGTAGCATTAATTGCAAGTTTAAATGCTTGCAAAAAATTAAATCAAAAAGTGGTTTTATACCATTTTGATAGAACTTCTGGGGAATACTACCCACAAGAAGTTCTTTAAGGAGGAATAAATGATAAAACACAAAGTTTTTATAAAATACTGGAAGCTTCCAGAACTTCAAGGCTTAACAGTCTTGGAGGCTGGGAAGAAAATACTTGAATTAGAAGAAATTTTAAAAGGTAAAAATTTTAAGAAAGCTACATTTTTAGATGTAGCTAAATTTAAAATCAAATGGATACTTAAAATCTTATGGCTATTTATTAACTATCCATTTGATTCACTGTTTGATTTGATATAAGGGGGAAGAAATGAATATATACGAAAAATTATTAAAAGCACAAGTTGAATTAAAAGCACCTAAGGGGCAATATAACAGTTTTGGAAAATATAAATATAGAAGTTGTGAGGATATATTGGAAGCTTTAAAACCAGTGCTGGATAAGTTTAAATTAACATTATTTATAAGTGATGAAATAGTTGAAGTTGGTGGAAGTTATAAACTAGAAAAAAAAGATGAGACAGTTGAAACTGTTGGCAGAAAATATGTAAAAGCCACAATTACTCTTGTAAATATAGAAAAGCCTGATGAACAAATAAAAACTTCTGCACTTGCAAGAGAGGAAGAAACAAAAAAAGGTATGGACGGAAGCCAAATTACTGGAACAAGTTCATCTTATGCAAGAAAATATGCTCTAAATGGCTTATTTATGATAGATGATACAAAAGATAATGATAATTCATCTGCAAAAATAGAAAGAGCAAATAGAGCAGAAGCAGAAAGACAAGAAGAAAAACAAAAAGTTCAAGAATTTTTAAATAGCAGAGCAGGAATGATTGAAAGATTAAGTGAATATGTAACTGGAAAGAATCTTGAAAACACTTTAAAACATTTTGGAGTAGAAGCATTTTGGCAAATGACAGATGAACAATTAAAAGAGGCTTGTCAAAAAATATTTAAAAAATAGGAGGATATAATGGCAAAATTTTATGATGTAGTTAATGACTATATAGAAAGAATGGAATATTTGGAACAAGGTATCAATGCAGAAACAGGAGAAATGACAGATAATACAAATCAGTTAGCAATATGGACTGATGAGCTTACACAAGATTTAAAAGATAAATCAGCTAATGTAATAGCAGTTGTCAGAAATCAAGAGCTTACTATTGAGGCTCTTGATAATGAAATTAAAAGACTGCAAGGTATGAAAGATAGCATTAAAAAGAAATTAGACAAGTTTAAATGTTATGTTAAAAGTGCAATGCTTGTTAATAATATAGAAAGAATAGATACTACACTAGGAGCTATTAAATTTACTAAGTCAACATCAACAGAAATTTATGATGAATCTTTAATTGATAGTAGATTTATAGAAGTTGTAACAACTGAAAAAATATCAAAAGAAAAAATTAAATCTGCTCTAAAAGCTGGTGAAGAAGTTCAAGGAGCAAGACTTGTTGAAAATAAAAATTTAAAGATAGGGTAGGAGGATAAAAGAATGAATGAAATTTTAAAAGAATTTTTAAAAAAAGATATAGCAAGGGATATATATTTTATCCCTTGTAGCATTGATGAAAAAGAAATAAATGATTTCATTGAACAAATGCAAAATAAAGCTATTGAAAGAGGGACTACACCAACATTAAATAGCTATCATCATACCATAGCTAGTGAATTTTTAGGGAAAGGAGTTATCATAGCTTTTGAATTTCAAGGAATTGAGGGAGCTTTAAAATTTATGATAGATACAACAATTAAAGCTCAAGAAAAAATGATAAATGACAATATAGAAAATGGTTATTTAGATATATTAAAACTTAATAAAGAAAATCTAAATAATTCAATTCAATTCTTGAAAGATGGAATTGAAAGAATAGAAAAGATATTAAAAGAAATGGAGTAAATAAAGATGGAGAAATTAGGATACACAAGACAGACACAAAAATTAATATATTGGCTTTTAGATGACTTTGCTAATTTTTGGCAAGGGAATGAGGCAGGAGCAAGACCAAGCTTTATAGAATTAGCTTACACTAAGGAAGTTATGAAAGCTAAGTTTGTAAAAGTCTATAATGGTTTTGACACTGTTAAAAATGCTCAGGCATTCCTAATTTCTTCTTTAATGAATAAGGATAATCTAACAGTAGATGAACTTACAGAAAATGTTTTAAAGGCATTACAGAGCTTAGCAATTCAAAATGGTGGATTTAGCTTATCATTAAATTCACTAACTCAAAAACAAGCTAATGACTTTGTTAAGTGGCTATTTGAAATGGCTATCTATTGGGAGATACCACTTAGACAAGAAATAAGAGATTTATTTGCTGAAGATTATCACGACGCTTTTATTTATGCAACTTTAAAAAAGAAAATATGTTGTATTTGTGGTAAACCAGCAGAGTTACAACACTTTGATAGAGTTGGAAGCTCAGGCTATAAATCAGATTCTGGGCTAAATTATAGAGTGATGTGCTTATGTAGAGAGCACCACGATGAAGCTGATAACTGTATCAGTCGTATGGATTTTATGAAGAAATATCACTTGGCTGGGATATATTTAAGTCCAGAACAAGTGAAAGAATTGAAAGGGATCTATAAAGGACACTTTCAAGCATTTAAGGAGGAGTAAATGTTAAATATAAAAGTTAATAAGGATGGAGTTCTATTTGAATTAAACGGAGAAGAAGTAAAATTAGATGATAAAACCATAGATGAATTAGCAAAAAATCTAGTCTCTTATATTTGTTTCAGAGATAATATAAGTTTTAAAATTTATGGTGACATTTTAGGAAACAATAAAAAATAATCATTATTTCAATTTTGGAAACAGTCGTAAAATACAGAGGTTGAACATCTTCCTGACGTCGAGAAGATGTTAAGATTAGGAAAATAGGAGGAGAAAATGGAAAAAGAAAAGGTATTAGAGATAGAATATCAAGAAGTATTTGATAAGGTAGCAGTAAGAATCAAATATCAAAATTTTGAAGTGTTAAAAAGAGGAGAATTTTATGATGAAGAAACAGAAGTAGAAAGTTGTGGGGTACCAGAATATATTAAGGATGATAATAAGTTATATATACAAGGTAAAGAAGAAGAAAAAGATAGCAAAATACTTTTAGTTGATAAAGAAGATTTAAAAGAAATATTAAAAATAGTAAATAAAATAAACGAAAAATATGGAATACCTAAGAGATGGAGAGCAGAAAAATATAAAGAATATTTTTATATAGGAGAAACTGGTTTAGTTAGAGTAGATAAAGATATTTTTTCTTATGGAGATGATATGCTTTATAACTTAGGAAATTATTTTAAAACTAAAGAAGAAGCACAAAAAATTATAGATAGCAAAGAATGGCAAGACTTCTGGGCTAAAGTAAGAGCAGGAGAGATTGGAGATAAATGAATAAAATAATATTAAGTTTTATAAATAAATTTATGATAGAACATCAAGATGAAATAGTTGAAGTAATAACAAACTCTAACAGTAAGTTATATAAAAAATGGGAGGAACAAGGAAATTCTGTAAAAGAATATTTAGGACTAATGGAGGAAGAAGATGAGAGAGATTAAATTTAGAGCTTGGTTTGAAAAATTCAAGGAAATGTATACAGTAAAGATGATAGATTTACAGAAAGAAATAGCATATTTTGATAAGTATAATTATAGAAGTTTTTACGATATAGAACTTATGCAATACACAGGATTAAAAGATAAAAATAATAAAGAAATTTATGAGGGAGATATGGTAAAACTAATCCATACAGGAATTAAAATATCAGCTGATAGATTAGAAGATTTAAAAAGATTTGTAGGAATCATTAAATATGAAAATGGAATATTTAAAATAGTTAGGACAGAAAAAAGCTTGATAGAAAGTAAATATTTTGAGATAGAACAGAAAAAAGTTTCTGAAATTTTTATCTATTCAAAATTATATGATTTAGAAGTTGTAGGAAATATTTATGAAAACCCAGAATTATTAGGAGAATAAAAATGAAAAAAATTCTTGATGTATGCTGTGGCAGTAAAATGTTTTGGTTTCAGAAAGAGAGAGATGACACAGTATATATGGATAATAGAGAGCTTGAAGATGTGTTATGTGATGAAAGAAAGTTAGTAATAAAGCCAGACATAGTTGCAGATTTTAGAAATATACCTTTTCCAGATAAAACATTCAAGTTAGTAGTCTTTGACCCTCCACATCTAATAAAAGTAGGAGAGAAAAGTTGGTTGGCTAAAAAGTATGGCCATCTAGGTAGTAACTGGAAAGAAGATATAAAGCAAGGTTTTAAGGAATGTTTTAGAGTTCTTGAAGTTAATGGAATATTAGTTTTCAAATGGAATGAGGAGCAGATTAAACTTAATGAAATATTAAAACTAACTGATGTTAAGCCTTTGTTTGGTAATAAGAGGGCTAAGACACATTGGTTAGTATTTATGAAAGAGGAGCAGATAAATGACCTTTAAACAAGCAGTAGAAGAAATTAAAAAAGGGAATAAGGTTAAACATAAAAGCTGGGATAGTTTAATGGTTGAGGGTTTTTATAGTAATACAGTTAATCTTACTGATAACAGAGGTTGGCCATATTATTTTGAATTAGATGATTTTTTAAAAAGATTTGGAAAATTTAAAAATGGTTGGGTACTTGTTAGCATTGAAGAATATATTGAATTTATTAATAATTGGACTGATTAAAAGAAAAGGAGAGAAGCAATGGAATTTAAAAGACCAGAAACTTTTGAGGATATATTGAATCTTCAAAAACATTTAGATGAAAGTATACATAGTGCAAGACCTAGAACAATTAGAGATATTAAAAAATCTATCATAGCTGAATGCATAGAATTTGATGAAGAAACTTTTGAATCTCATAAAACTTGGAAAACAAAAGAATATAGTAAAGAAAAAGAACTTGAAGAACTTACAGATATTTGGTTTTTTGTAGCTCAAATGGTTAATCATTGTGAAGCAACAGAAGAAATAACTGAATTTGAAAAAAGAGATTTATTCAAATTCTTCAATAATGAAAATAATCCATATATGGAAGAAATTAATGTTTTAACAATAATTTTTGATTTAAGAAGTCCAACAATGAGTTATGAATATTTGAAATGGGTAATAATTGATTTAAGTAACTTAACTAATCAATATGGCTATACAACAGAAGATATTCTAAAAACTTACTGGGAAAAGTGGCAAAAGAATATGAAAAGAATTGGTAAGGAGTGGAGATAATGAGAAAAAGAGAGGATTATTCCAAAAAAGGTAACATCAATTTGAATGAACTTTTAAATTATGAGTTGCTAATTGGTAATGTAGATGTTCTACAACAATTAGATAAAGTTTATATAAATTTTAAAAATATGATAGCTAATATAGATAAGAAGACTGGTTATCATAGAATAGAAAATCTTGAAGATTTCAAGGCAGAAACTTTAAATCTAATAACAGAAGCTATCAATCTGTTGCTATTATTAAAAGTTAGTAAAGCAGATTTTGAAAAGCATATTATTAGATTAAATGATTTGATAAAAGAAAAATATCCAGTATAGGAGGGATAAAATGGATACATTAACATATAATGCAGAAGATGTTGCTAGAATGTTAAATCGTTCTCCATCAACTGCATATAGAATTATAACTAAAATTAATTCAGAACATTGCAAAAAAAATAAAGTAGATAAAAAAAGTATGGGGAGTGGGAGAGTTAGCAAGGAACTTTTTCATCTATACTATCCAGGAGTGAAAATTTAATTTACTTTTAATTAATGAGAGAGTAATATATATCTGCTCTCTCTTTTTTTAAGGAGGATTTATGAAAAATGCAAATGGTGAAGGAAGTGTATACAAATTAAAAGGAAAAAGGAGGAAGCCTTGGGTTGCTGTTGTTACTGCTGGATATGATGAATTAGGAAAGCAAAAAAGGAAAGTCTTAGGAACTTTTATAACTAAGAAAGAGGCTCAACTGGAACTAATAAGATATTTAGATAATCCTATGCTATTTAGTGGTAAGACTTTTAAAGATGTTGTTGATTTGTGGTTTAATAATTATTCCAAGAAAGTATCCAAGGGTAGATTAAATAATATAAAATCTACAATAAAAAAATTTAATATTCTGAATGATTTAAAAATAAGAGAAATTAAACTTCCAATATTACAAAAAATATTTGATAATTTTAATCAATCTTATGGAGCTAAAACTCTTTTTAAATCAACATTAAATATGATTTTTGAATTTGCTTTAAAAAACGATTATATAGATGTAAATAAAATAAGCTTTATTGAATTAGGTAAAAATGAAAAAGTTCTTGAAAGAAAACCTTTTACAAGAGAAGAAATTGATATCTTATTTAAAAATGTAAGTTCAAAAGAAAAATACATCAATCGTGCATATTCTGTATTAATTCTTATCTATATGGGTATGAGAATTAGTGAATTATTAAATTTAAAAGTTGATGAAATAAACTTAGAAAATAAAACTGTTTTCATAAGTAAAAGTAAAACTCCTGAGGGTATAAGAACAATACCTATACCAGATAAAATAGTATATCTTTTTGAAAATAATATAAAATCTAATGAAGAATATTTTATACAAGGCAGTAGAGAAAAAAAAGAAAACTATCAAGGGTATATCAGAAAATTTTATAAAATGTTAAAACTTCTAAATTTAGAGGACCATACTATCCACGATACAAGGCACACATTCGCAACATTGCTTAATAATGCTGATGTAAATGGAACTTCTATAATAAAATTAATAGGGCATTCAGATTTTAAAATAACACAAGATATATACACTCATAAAGATATTGAAGAACTGCGAAAAGCAGTTAATTTATTAAATTAAATTTTGTTAGCTACTTGTTAGCTACCTAAGTAAGAATAATGAGAAATATAAGAATAATAAGAAAAGTTAAAAAAACAATAAAGTATTGATATTAAAAATTAATTTAGTATCAATACTTTATAAAAAAGCACCATATATTTATTTTAAAAACATATTCTCTTTAATAAGCTTTAAATTTTCTTTAGATGTCATTTTTTCTAAAAGTCTAAAAGCCAAGTCTAAAGCATTACCTGGTCCTGAACAAGTTAATAAATTGTCATCTATAACTATTTCTTCTTCAATAGGAATAATATTGTAATTTTTTAATTGATTAAAATACCTTTTATTATCCAACAAATAAGTCGTAACTTTCTTATCTTTTATATAAGTTGTTTCTAATAAATTTATTACTGCACTACAAATAGCAGCAATAATTTTATTATTTTCTATAAAATATTTAACTAATTTTTTAAAAATTTCATTATCATTATCTTTAAAAAAATTAGCCTTTCCAAAGCCACCTGGAATAATTAAAGCATCATAATCAAAAAAGTTTTCTACATTTTCTTCTGTGATAAGCTTTTCTACTTTAAAACTTCCACCCCAAGTACATTTTATACTTTCTTTATATGAAATAGTTTCTGTTTTTATATCTCTAAATTCTTTTAAACCAACTATGCAATTCCAACCAAATACATCTGTAAAACTTGCTATTTCAAATAGTTCTGCACCTTCAAATAAAAATATTACTATCTTTTTCAT